ACAAGCCAAACCGTTGCCTCGTATTCTTTACAACTCTCTCAAGCCTTCGCCTTCAAGCTCTCCTGCGCACTCACCACTCTTCAAGCTCGCACGCTCATCGCGGAATGGACACCTTTGTCAGGCACTTCTTCAAGGAGGTGACGACCCCTGGGGTCCCCTTTGTCCTCGATGAGGCGTGTCACACCTGGACATACTTCCAGGGTTTCAAGACTGTGGTCACCGGCGACGCAAGCAAGTCGTCTGCCCGTGACATCTACCAAGCGATGACACCGCTTGGGATGCTCGAGACAGCCTTCGAGTCAATGGGTTCAAACTATGACGGTTTGACCAAGAATTACTTGACTCCGGAGGGTGCAATCAACTTCTCCAACATTCATGACACGCTTAAGCAATCTGGAGGCATGAACAACCAGGAGTTGTCTACGTTCATGGCTTTCTGCCAGACAATCTCGTGGCATGACAATCATGTCACACTGCTTTTTAACATGCTGCGCTATGTCATACTGATGAAGTTCAAAGAATGCAAACAAAACCTCAACGGCGCTCTTGGCCGATTTCAGGAAGACTTTCTAGAGATAAACATGGACCAGTACTGGCCAGACAGTTACCCGCGTGACTGTGCTTTTGACTCATGGCCAGTTGATGTGACTGAAGAGGGTGCGATAGCTCTGGAACATCTGTCTACAGACCAGACGCGTAACACAGGACCTGCCATAGATCTCCGTGGTCTGACTAGCACGGAATCGATCTTTGTCATCTTCATGCTGCACAAGTGGACGCGATCGTCGCGTTTTAAGATTGATGTTTCGACGAAGAAGCTCACAGACACGCTCCAGTTCAGAGGCGTGGATGTTTCTGCGCTGTATGATAGTTACTGGAAGCAGGATACTGTCATGCCTGCACTTTTGTCTTCAAACGCTGCTTGGCATGCTTTGGCCAAGTACGTGACTCAGAACAGACTCTTTGACCAGTTCTCGTCTGCCCTATATCTGGTCACTGCACTTACATATCAGTACGTGCCTGAAACAGCGGAGGGCGTGGCGTGGCTCAGCCTTAACTGGCGAGTTGTTCTGCCTGAATTTACCAGCATCCGCGGTAAGTTCGCTTTCTTCAACACCGGAGACGCGGCGTTCCTCAGCCAGCGTTCTCTTGATGAATGGGAATACATCGGAGGTAAAACAGAGAAAATAAATTTGATGTCTCTGACTTTCTGCCAGGCTTTCTATGCTGGCATAGCCCTGCGTACCACACGGAGGGGGCTAGAAATGATGCCGGCTGATATTTATGGTACAGATGCCGAATTTTGGAACGCTGAAAACTTTGTCTCAGCTGCTGTAGCTGAATTTGCACGGATTAAGGTGCCAATGAGTGGCACACCAGGCCTCTACATCACATGTGATGAGAGGCTAGATATCCAGAATGATGACCGGGTTGTTACTACGAACAACCCCAACAGACGTGACCTCCCTCCTACTCACACGTATGGAGAGGTCCAAATCGAGGAGACAGTGCTCGATGACATCGAGCTCGATCCGACGACTCTGCCGGACCGCGATCCCGATAAGCAAGTGCATATCAACCGCATGCGGATCGCGAAAGTGGGAGCTGAGGCCATGCGCGCCATGGATCCAACGTGCCAGCTACCTGCTGGTTTTGAGCTGGCGTTGCGCGATAGAGTAGCCGCCACTCGGCCGCGCGTGCGACAAGCAGCGCGAGTAACGGTGGCTTGCCCGTTGCTGCCGTTCCCAGGAGTGCCCACACTCCTCCTGCCTACGCAGTGTACGCCTTACCCGATCCCTTTCGAGCTAGCGGGTAAGTTTGACGACTCGATGGGCAGGTTTGACCGCCGGGGCACCAGGCTCAAGATTGATGTCGCCTGGCGTGTCATGAACTTTTTGCAAGATCAGAGTTATACTTGGCAGTGCGAGTACCGAGGCACACGCATAGGGCAACAGGAGTATGTGCGTGGGAGGTATTCGAATATGATCTGGCCGGTGCTCTACCAGCCAGAAGATAATGATGAGGACGTTATCTTGCGGCGCATCACTGAAGTGGGACTTCCTGACGTCCCGCTCCCCCCTATGCACAATGAGTTCTTCAAGGGAAAGAGTGTAGAATACAAATACCAATCTATTCGGAGGGGACTAGCCGCGCGCTTCAGAGGCGCGAAGATTGACATTTCTAGCTACGGCGCTCACGTGCCAGTGCTAAAGAAGATGTCAACGGTGACATATGCTGTTAACGAAGGTCTGCGCACTGTGCGCGGCTTTATTGAACGCGCTGCGCAGGATTTTCGTCTTGCCCCGGTTGCAGGTCCTGGCGTGATACCGCCAATCGAGCAGGCACCAGATGCTTGAGCTGCAATCGGGGGACCGGAAGCTGGTGGGACCAGTGCTTAGGTGAAGTAGCAGGTGAGGCCATCACAATGCTAAACGCTACCCCTGGCGGTGATGGTCCCTATATCAGGCGAAAGGAACCGCTGACGCTAAACAATGTGCCTGTGTGGGTCAACATTCGGCGGAATCATCTGACAGCGGTTGATAGGCACGACGCCAAGCATGTACTTGGATTCATACTGCCTGGGGAAAGCTTCGACGTCGGGGGGTTTGGCCGCTACTTGGTCGGGAAGGCGTGTGTGGCTGCTATTGCCATTCCTTGCGACGGCATGTGGCTCCTGTACGTGAGCGTTACTACGCCAGCCAACATTCTACCGCCAATAGTGAAGCGGACGCTGTCTGCAATGTTCTCTACTGTTGATGGGTATTACTTCCATGATGCAGACACGACGAAGTACCTGCGGAAGGCGTTTGATGTGGACCGTAGCGTGATCGCCCATGCCGCGAAGCCGATCCCGCCACACGAAGGGGAATTCGAGCGGGCAGTGATTACGGCTGAGCACCACACACACTACCGGCCAGAGGAAATATGGGCCATTGCCAAACAACACAAGACGACCCTCAAAGCCATGGGTATAGTTCTGGCTAATTTGAGAAAGATTCAAGGAGTTACTGAAGCTACCGTGGCCACATTCCTAGCATACATAATGACAGTACGGCCGCAGGTGGCATACTTGATGGCTACGTCCAAGCGTATATGGCGTAGCAAGAATATAGCAGAATTGACTGAAGTGCTAAAAAATATCGCCACACCGATCAAGAGTATGCACCAGCACGAAATATGTGATCTTACTGAGCTCTTTGAGCTACAATGCTTAGTGAATCGAGGTGTAGGACAGATTGATTGGCGCAAGGAGCGTAGCCACAGAACGAGCCCAGACGTGGTCAAAGTTTCTCTGGCGGATGTGGTCAAGTATGCTACAGAGATATTCTTGTTGGGGAAGGCGCACGGGTATCATTATCGCAAGATGGACAAGCAGAAATATATATCTGCGAGATGGGAATGGTCACCTACTGGGAGCATACATTCGCAGTACCCGGAGGATGACCCATACATACCTGGGAACTACAGACAGAAGACTAAGTTTGTCGCGCTCAACATGATGTCAAGACAACACGTTGACAGCATGTTTTTGCGAAAGCCTGAGATCCATGCATGGACAAGCGTCAAATATGAATGGGCCAAGCAACGAGCTATCTACGGCGTTGACTTAACAAGCACTGTCATCACTAACTTTGCCATGTACAGGTGCGAAGAAGTGTTCAAACATAGATTCCCTGTAGGCGAAGAAGCAGCAGCTGACAGGGTACATAGGCGGCTGAAGATAATGTTGGAAGATAACGAATCTTTCTGCTATGATTTTGATGATTTCAACGCGCAGCACTCAACCCAAGCGATGCAAGCAGTGCTGGTAGCATACTTAAATGTCTTCCAAGCTGATATGAGTGACGACCAGCGCGATGCAATGTCTTGGGTCATCGATTCGCTGAGTGACGTTACAATACATAACAGTAACGTGCAACCGCCTGAGCAGTATGAACTGAAAGGGACCTTACTTTCAGGGTGGAGACTGACAACGTTCATGAATACGGCTCTGAATTACGTGTACTTCAAGGCTGCCGGTTGTTTTGATATTGGTGGTGTGCGCGATTCAGTCCACAACGGTGACGACGTGTTAGTGTCCATCAAGCATATTGGTGCCGCAGTCAAAATACATCATAGGATGGCTCTAATCAACGCACGTGCACAACCCACAAAATGCAACGTCTTTTCTGTCGGAGAATTTCTAAGGGTTGAGCACAAAGTAGACAAAGATACCGGGTTGGGCGCCCAATACCTGACGCGAGCGTGTGCGACGCTCGTGCATTCGAGGTGCGAAAGCCAAGAGCCTGAGCACCTGACCGGAGCAGTTAAAGCAATAGTCACCCGCGCTCGTGAAGTATTTGAGCGAGCAAAAATTTCACAGGCACTGCTGGCCGACTTAGTCAGGTCTGCTATCCGACGCGTGGCAGCAGTATTTCACAGGCCGGCGAAGGAAGCATTCGTCATAGCAGAACTGCACGCTGTGGTCGGAGGCGCATCGACAGAAGATTTTGCACCCATTGATTTCAAGATCAATGAGAGATGTGAATACAGTCAAGAACGTAGTGCCTCCGACAAGGATGACATGGTGGTCACCCAGGACTTGTACCCTGGGATATTTGACTACGCACGCACACTGGCTCAAGCATACGAAGGTGTGCTTGACGAGCAACAGGCCAAGCGAAGAGTGATATCAGCAACAACGAGACAAATTTCAGTTACACGCAAAACGTGGCTGGATATTGTTCCGTTGCCTGCTGATACATTCTACCGCTTCGGCCGTGCCCTGTACAAGATGTACCATGGGTTGGTAAGTATGCCGCATTTAGAAAAGGCTAGGTTTGTAGGCATACCACCCATAGCATTATTAGATTCTAGATCAAGGAACATAATCCGCAATATCATTGTGGAAGCGAGCGACGTAGAGTACGCGCTTCGTGTGCTCCTGTAGGTCTGAGATAATACCTTCCGGCGCGCCGGAAGGATTTGGGACCGACATCTCAAAGAGCAT